GCAGCATCGCCGCGATCACCCTCGCCCTGCGCGGGGAACTTACCGACAGCATCCCGGACTGCATGTCGCCCACGATCGGCGGCCGGTGGATCATCGGCGTCCAGGACCCGATGCCCGCCGAGATCCGCAACAGTGCCGAGTGGCGGGCCCTGCTCCCGCTCGCCGCAGGCACCGGCCGTGACCACGAGCAGCAGCGGCGCGCGATCATCCTCGACTGGATGTGGGGAACCGTGCTCCCGTCGCTCCAGGATCTCGCCGACAAGCACGGGTTCGGACTCGAGTGGCGCATGATGACCACCGAGCGCACCCAGGAAGCCGCCAAGGCGGCGGCGGCGGCGGTGCGGGCGGCGGAGGCGGCGGCGCGGGCGGCGGCGGCGGAGGCGGAGGCGGCGGCGGCGTGGGCGTGGGCGGCGGCGGAGGCGGCGGAGGCGGAGGAGGAGGCGGCGGAGGCGGCGGAGGCGGCGGCGGCGGCGGCGGCGGCGGCGGCGGCGGCGGAGGCGGCGGCGCGGGCGGAGGCGTGGGCGGAGGCGTGGGCGGCGGCGTGGGCGGCGGCGGAGGCGCGGGCGGAGGCGCGGGCGGAGGCGTGGGCGGCGGCGTGGGCGGCGGCGGCGGAGGCGGCGGCGCGGGCGGCGCGGGCGGCGCGGGCGGCGCGGGCGGAGGCGTGGGCGGAGGCGTGGGCGGCGTTCGACCCGTGCGGCCTGCTCAAGCGGCTCGTGGAGGCGTCCGAGACCGCATGAAATCCAGACTCCGTGTGACCCTGCACGCCCGCCCGCGTGTGGGGTCACACGGCTACCCGAAGTGGTGTGGATGCCTTGGTGCGTCCCCGCCGATTCACCGTCAACCGGGGGTTGACCATGAAAGTTGAGACGAGTGAGTACCTGCGGATGCTTGCCCGGATGCTGGCTGCCGCGGGACGACGCGTTGCGGAGGCGGACGAGGATGAGCTCGCGCAGCTCGTTGCGTTGCGTGACGTGTTGGAGAGCGCGATCGAGGCTGGTGTGCGTGGTCAGCGTGCCTCGGGGTCGTCGCTGGCTCAGATCGGCCGTGGGCTGGGCGTGAGCAAGCAGGCCGTGCACAAGAGGTGGGCGTCGTGAGCTGGCAGGCGACGGAGGTCGTTGACCAGCTGCCCTACGACCTGGTCAAGCCTCTCGCGTTCCGGGTGCTGTTGAAGCTGGCGAACGTCGCGGACCCGGAGGGGCGGCGTGCGTGGCGGTCGAAGTTCGAGCTGGCGAACGAGCTCGGTGTCGATCAGCGTTCCATCCAGCGGGCATTGCGGGAGCTCGAGCAGGCACACCTGATCCGTAAGGGGGATCAGAAGTTCGTCACGCACATCCGCGCCGGGTACCGGCCGACCGTCTACGACATTGTCATGCGCCGCCCCGGTGACCACGGAATGCAGCCCCTCGATGACGGCATGGAGGAAGTTGAGACCAGGGGAGACACGGTTATCCACAACCCCGTGAGGGGAGACACGAGGGGAGACACGGACAGTTCCACAGAGGAACTAAAGAACCATCTACTTAACACTCAAGAAGAATCTCTAGACCCAGCCGCGCGCGAGCACGAGGCCCTCCGGTCAAGGTGCGCCCCGCCGTTCAAGGCGCACGAGTTCGTGGGCGGGATCTGCATCCACGGGTGCGGCGTCTATGCCGACGGTCGAGTCGAGGACCCCAGGACCGGGCTCACGATCCTCGAGGCGGTGCCGCGATGAGCGAGTGGCACCGCGATCCGGTCTACGTGAAGAACTCACGACAGGTGCGTCGCATCCTCACCCCGCAGATCGAGCACGGCGAGTACGTGCGGTGCGTCAACTGCGGACGCCCCGTGCACGAGGGGCAGCGCTGGGACGTGGGGCACATCGTGGCACCGAGGCACGGCGGCACCCACGACCTCTCGAACCTCGGCGCGGCACACCGTCGCTGCAACCGTAGCGATGGTGGCCGTGAGGGTGCGGCCATCACGAACCGCGGTAGCCGCAGGGCTCGCCGTCTGCCGAGTTGGTGACGGCGATGGGTCGACCGAAGCTGAGCTACACCACGCAGCAGCACCAGCCGCTGTCCCTGCTCGACGAGGAGGTCGAGGCGGAGGCGGGCTTTTTTTCAGCGACGCCGCCACCCCCGCCTACGGCTCTCAAAGCGGCTTCTCCCCCCGAAATAAAAAATAACTCGGGCCGGAAAATCGCGGCAGACTTCCCGCCGGACCTGACCGGCAACCCTCTGCTCGAGGAGGCCGCTTGGCTCGATCTGCGCTCTCGTGCGCTCACTCCCAAGCACGTCTCGGAGCTCGTCACGAGCGATCGGGATCGGCGCGAGTTCCTCGAGGGCGCAAGGCTGCTCCGCCTCGACGGTGCAACGCGCCAAGGGGACCGGCGCCTGCAACCTCAGCAGCTCGTCATCGCGGATATGCTCGCCGCCGGCCACAAGCACAACGCGGTCATCATCCCGCGCCGCGGCACCAAGTCCACCTCGGTCTACATGACAGGTATCGGGCGCGCGGTGCATCGTGAGGACTACCGGGTCGGGATCTTCGACACCCGCTCCGGGAAGGCCGGCCGGTCACGGTTCCTCAAGGACGTGGCGCCGCACCTCGAGCGCCTCTACCCGGACAAGCGCAGCCGTCCCTTCACCGTGGTGCGGATCGCGGGCATGGAGGGCATGTCGTTCGCGCGCACCGGCGGCGGGGTCGTCAACTGGCTCTCCACGATCGACGACATCCGCGGCGAGGCGTTCGACATGCTGGTCCTCGACGAGGCCGGCGAGCCCCGCGACCCGGGGTTCGTGTCCGAGATCATGGCCGCCGCGCTGCCGACCTTCGACACCCGCCCCGATGGGCAGCTCGTCATCATCGGCACCGCGGGCCGGTTCAAGGCCGGCAACATGCTCTGGGACGCGCTCGAGCAAGGCCGCAACGGGTCCGGCGGCATCGTGGAGTACGCCGCGCCTGACGGAATCACCGACGAGCAGCTCGAGGCGTGGGAACCCACCGAGGAGCACCCCTACGCCCGGGTGCGCGAGCTCGTCGAGCTCACCCATCCAGGCGTCGACACCCTCACCACCATCGAGACCATCCACGGCAACTACGATCTCTCGACCGACGTGGAGAAGTTCGCGCGCGAGTACCTGTCAATCTTCGGCAACATCGGCGAGAGCGTCGGCCTCATCGACCCCACCAAATGGGCAGATGGCGGCACCGGCGGCGACCTCCCGACCCCGCCGCCGAACTTCGCCCTCGCCTTCGCCCCGCACCCCGACCAGCTGTGCGGGTCGATCGTCGCCGCCTGGCGCGACAAGAAGGGCCGCGCGCACGTGCTCATGCTCGAGCACAAGACCAACGTGAAGTGGATGGCCGCCGAAACCGCCCGCCTCGCCCGCAAGTACCAGCGCCGCCTCACCTACGACGGGAAATCGCAGGTCGCCCTCAACATCGTCGAGGACCTCACCCGCGCCCGGCCCCGGCCCCGCATGGACCCCCGCGACGTCACCGACGTGAAGCAGGGAGCCGCGCTCCTCGTCGATGAGATTCACCGCGGCAACCTCACCCACTACCGCCAACCCGAGCTCGACCTCGCCGCCCGCCGGGTCCTCAAGCGCTCCATCGGCGTCAACGCGTGGGCCTTCGGCCGCGGCCGCGACTTCGACATGGACATCACCCCCCTCGAAGCCGCAGCCCTCGCCCTCCTCGCCTACGACCAAGGCCAACCCCGCACCACCGGCAAACCCGCCATCACCTTCGCCGCATAGTGTGTCGTGATCGCACAATGTGTGATGATCTGCCAAACTACAACCGTGGGATTCTGGAATTGGTTGCTGGGGCGTCCTGCTCCGACTGCTCCGGCGTCCCCGTATGCGAGCGGGTCGGATCTGGTGCAGCTCACCGTGAAGGAGCTGTTCGGGGATCTCGATCCGCAGATCGTGACGGAGGACATCGCATCCCGGGTGCCGGGGCTGAGGCGTGCGCACGCGGCGCACTGCGGTCTGGTCGCGTCGATCCCGTTCGCGCAGTACGACAAGGCGACCCGTCTGGCCGAGCAACCGTCGTGGCTGTCGACGTCGCAGTCGGGCCGGTCGCCGTATCTGCGGTGGATGGGCATCACCTCCGACATGTTCTGGTGGCGGTGGGCGCTGCTGGCCGCTGAGCTCGGCCCGGACGGGTACCCAGCCGACGCGATCCACGTCCCGCAGGGATTCTGGTCCGTCGACGAGAACGGCGACATCCAGGTCGACGAGAAGGTCGTCGAGCCCCGCTACCGTGACCGGTTCATCCCCATCGATCTCGGCATCAACGGCGTCCTCACCGACGGGATCGACACCATCCGCTCCGCTCGCTGGCTCGAGCAGGCCTGGCAGAAGCGGGCCGAGAACCCCGTCGCGCAGACCGAGCTGCACCTCACCGAGGAGATCCAGCTCTCCCGCAAGGACAAGCTCAAGATGGCGCGCGACTACGAGGAAGGCCGCCGCGCCTACGCCACCTCCGTCACCCCCCACAACATCGAGGTCAAGCAGCACGGCATCGCCGCCGCCGACCTGTTCGAATCCGGCCGCAACGCCGTCCGCCTCGACATCGCCAACATCGCCCTCGTCCCCGCATCCCTCATCGAGGGCGCCAAGAACGGCTCCGCGGGCGAGATCAGCTACAGCAACGAGACCACCAAACGCAACGAGCTCTACGACTTCGGTACCGCCCTGTTCGTCAACGCCATCGCCGCCCGGCTCTCCGAGGACGACGTCTGCCCTCCCGGTCAGTCGATCCGACCCGAGCTCGCCGACCTCATGCAAGTACCCACCCCGACCCTCACCACCGTGGAGGACTGACCCATGACCGACAACCTCATCCAGTTCGAGGCGGGCGACGTGCTCGCCAACCTCGAAGCGCGCACCATCTCCGGGCTCCTGCTCCCGTTCAACGAGGAGGGCCGCACCAACGTCGGCCGCTTCCAGGTGCAGGCGTCCGCCGTCGCGATCCCTGCCGACCCCGCCGTCGTGGGCCTGAACATCGGCCACGAGCGCTCGCACCCCGTCGGCCGCGCGGTGAAGCTCGAGCAGCGCAAGGGCGGCATCTTCGCCACCTTCCAGATCGCCAAGACCCCCGAGGGTGACCAGGCCCTCGCCGCCGCCCTCAACGGCACCCGCCGCAAGCTGTCCGCCGAGTTCGGGCCCGCGTTCATCAAGGCGGGCAAGCTCGTCGCCGGGCACGCCAAGCTCTGGGGCGCCGCCCTCGTCGAAGCCGGCGCGTTCCCGTCCGCGCAGGTCCTCGCCGCCGACACCCCCGACGAGGAGGTGCCCGCCTCCGACCCCTACACCTCACCCGAGGCATCCAGCTCCTCGCAGTACGTGACCGAGTTCACCGACACCGACGGCGTCAAGTGGCGCCGCATCGAGGAGAACACCTCCACGACCACCATCGAGAAGGTGACCGAGACCCCCGAGTCCACCCCGGACGAGGAGACCCCCAACGAAAGTGAGACCGAAGTGACCGCATCCGCCGCCGGGGTTCAGAC